CTTTGCCTTGGAGATACCCTGGATTTATTGGTGAAAGATTTTTAGGATTTTTATTAATGCAAACAAATTAAATAAATTAGAAGTACCATTAATATTTTTACAATAGGAGAAACAATGAAGTTATCAAATAATTTTTCGTTGAAAGAAATGACCAAGAGTCAAACAGCAACAAGAAGAGGTATTGATAATGATCCAGGTGAAGAAGAACAAGCTAATCTACAACAACTATGTGAACAGGTCCTACAAAAAGTAAGAGACCATTTTGGTAAACCAGTTACAGTAACATCTGGTTATAGAAGTCCAGAACTCAATAAAGCAATCGGTGGTTCTACAACATCAGACCATTGTAAAGGTATGGCAGCTGATATAGAAATTGCAGGTGTACCAAATCACGAACTTGCAGAATGGATAAAAGACAACTGTGAGTTTAGACAATTGATACTTGAGTTTTATACACCAGGCATACCTGATTCTGGTTGGGTTCATGTATCATATGATTATGAAGAGAACGAAAAGAAAGTAATGACCGCTATGAAAGAGAATGGTAAAACTGTTTACAAGGTTGGCCTCATTGCATAGTGGATTTCAGAAATGATTATGAGGTTTGGCAACAAATACCTTGGAAACATTTGTGGGTTTATGACAAGTTAATACTCTCAAAAAAGTTGGGCTACCTTTGTGGCCCATCTGGTATTACTGTGCCATCACCAGATGAATATGTGGTAAGACCAATTACAAATCTACAAATGATGAGTGTTGGTGCTAGTATACAACGATTAGAACCTGGTGATCATGTAGAACCAGGATATTTTTGGTGTCAAAAGTTTACAGGTGAACATATTACGGTAGACTATTTTTATGGCAAACAAGAAACAACAGCAAAAGGATTCCCCAGGCAAGGCAGACTAGACCGTTTTGATAAATGGGAACTCATAGACAGAGAGATACCATTTCCAGAAAAGCTTGGTCTGTTATGGAACTGGATGCCTTGGATTAATATTGAGATGATTGGTGGTAATGTGATAGAGGTACATTTTCGGTATAATGATGACTTTAGAAATCATAACGGCAAAGTGATTTACCCTGTGTGGAAAGATGAAGATTTGCCCCAACCTGAAGGTTCGATATGGTATAATAGTCCTTGTCAAGATAGATTAGGATTTTGGGTGATAGAATGAAAAAAAGCAAAGAACTTATGGACAACATTACATACAAAATTAGAAATAGAGATGAAATCTCTGAGCAGTTAGTTTACATCAAAGTATTAACAAGTGAAGCCGAAAGGCTTAGAAAATTTATTAATAAACAAGAAGCGAAAGGTATACATGGGCTCGGCCACCTCAAGACAACGGCAGGTGTGTTAGAAGAGAGGGTTGAGGTTTTGAAACAAAAGTTGTATAATGTAGATTTAGGAGATTTACTATGAGAAAGAAGTGGCGACCAAACCCTAGGCAGGAGTTTGCTAAGCAAGTGGCTACAGAGTATAGATTACCTAGAGCCGAAAGATACGATATTGTCAGTAGAGACTTTGACAATAAAGTTGAAGTAATCGGGTATGTTCAAGACCCAACTAAAGATATGAATGACTTTAGAGGTCGTGAGATGTTGTTCCCGAAGAGATGGGTCACCTTAGGTGTTTTTGCAAATACACTTAAAGTGTCCTCTTAATGTCTAAACATTACACAAATGTTTTATGTCAAGGCAATTACATACTTTATCGTGGCGTCAACAACGGCAAGAAAGTAAAAGGTAAAGTAAGTTATTCGCCTAGTTTGTTTCTCAGGTCTAAAGGCTCAAAGAGTGATTGGCACGGTATTCACGGGGAGTCTTTAGATGCAATGAGATTTGAGTCCATTCGGGCTGCAAAAGATTTCCAAAGAAAATATAAAGATGTAGATAACTTTGATATCTATGGTATGGATCGTTTTGAGTATGCCTTTATTGCTGATGAGTTTAAAGGTCAGATAGAATGGGATATAAAGAACATCAATATATCATTCATTGATATAGAGGTCAGTTCAGAGTATGGTTTTCCTGACCCATACGAGGCACGGGCACCAATCACAGCTATTTGTATTCGTGAGTTAAATGGTAACTCAGTTGTATTTGGCTGTGGTGATTATGATTGTCCAGAAAATGTTAGATACATCAAGTGTGCTGAAGAGAAAGATTTATGTAAACAATTTCTAAGACATTGGCAACAAGATTATCCTGATATTATTTCTGGCTGGAACACAAACTTCTTTGATATACCTTATATTATCAATCGTTTTCGTATGTTGTTTGGTGAAGAGTATGCAAAAAAACTTTCACCTTGGAATAATATATGGGAAAGAAAAGTTGTTTTAAATGGTCGTGAGTTAATCTCATATCATTTATCAGGTATCAACTCATTAGATTATATTGAACTCTACAAATGGTATGCACCAGGTGGTAAGTCTCAAGAATCATACAAGTTAGATGCAATTGCAAATGTAGAACTCGGTGAAAGAAAGTTATCGTATGACGAATATGATAGCCTTCATAATCTATATCAAGAAAACTACCAAAAGTTTATTGATTACAACATCAAAGACGTTGACTTACTTTTGAAACTAGAAGATAAGTTGAAGTTGATTGAAATGGCAATCACTCTGGCTTATGATACAAAGTCTAACTTTGAAGATGTATTTGCACAAACTAGAATGTGGGACTCTTTGATATACAATCATCTACTACCGAAAAAGATTATTGTGCCACCTAAGAAATTCAAAAAGAAAGTGGCAGCTTTTGAGGGTGCTTATGTAAAAGAACCTCAAGTTTGTATGCACGATTGGGTCGCATCATTTGACTTGAACAGTTTGTATCCACATTTATTGATTATGTACAACATTAGTCCAGAAACAATTGTAAGTAGTGATGATTATACAAGAGATATGCAAGAAGTATTAATGCAAGAAATCAATGTAGAGTCATTACTTGACCAAAAGATTGATACAGAGAAATTAAGTGGTGTAACACTTACACCAAATGGCCAGTTTTTTAGAACAGACAAACAAGGTTTCTTACCAAAGATGATGGAAGAAATGTATGAAGATCGTAAGAAGTTTAAGAAACAGATGATACAGGCACAAAAAGATTATGAAAAGAAACCAAGTAAAGATTTAGAAAAACTTATATCAAAACTGAACAATCTACAACTTGCAAAGAAAGTATCACTAAACTCTGCTTATGGTGCATTAGGTTCACAATACTTTAGATTCTATGACCTACGACAGGCACTTGCTGTTACTTTGGCTGGTCAGTTATCTATTCGTTGGATAGAGAACAAATTAAATAGATACATGAACGACCTACTTAAAACAGAGGAAGATTATGTTGTTGCTTCAGATACAGATTCGATTTATCTCAGGCTTGGTGGGCTTGTTGATAAAGTTTTTAAAACTAAACCAGAAACTAAAGAAGCAATCGACTTCTTGGATAAAGTCTGTGATGGTAAGATTCAATCTTTTATCGATAAAAGTTATAAAGACCTTGCTGATTATATCCATGCGTATGACCAAAAGATGGTAATGAAACGTGAAGTTCTTGCTGACAAAGGTCTATGGACTGCAAAGAAGAGATATGTTTTAAATGTACATGATAGTGAGGGTGTCAGATATTCGACACCTAAACTCAAGATTATGGGTCTTGAGATGATCAAATCATCAACGCCTTATGCGATTCGTGAAAAGATGAAAGAGCTCACTCAGATTATTGTTACCAAAAATGAAGATGAAGTTCAAGAGTTTATCGCAAAGTTTAGAGAAGAGTTTAAGAATTTACCTCCAGAAGATATATCTTTTCCTCGTGGTGTAAATGGTATGCAAACTTATATTGACCCAGCTACAATCTACAAGAAAGGCACACCAATTCATGTAAAAGGTGCCTTGATATACAACCATTATGTAAAGAAAATGAACTTAGAGAAAAAACATCCCATGATACAAAATGGTGAAAAACTCAAGTTCACATATCTTAAACAACCAAACCCAATGAAAGATACTGTTATATCTTTCCCTGTTCGTATACCAAAGCAGTTTGATTTACAGAAATATATAGACTATGATATACAGTTTCAAAAAGGTTTTATTGAACCAATCAAGTTCATATTAGATTGTATTGGTTGGGAAATAGAAAAGAAAAATACATTGGAGAATTTCTTTGAGTGAAGTAAATTACACCGTAATGCCTCTTTTTAGCACACCAATTTACATAAAAGAATATGTGCCTATTTTAGAAGAAGAAATAAGTTATTTAAAATCACAAGAGTATGAGAGAATGAGCTCAGGAAATGGTGATTATACCATAGATAAATATGTTTTAGACAAGCCAGAACTAACTAACTTAAAAAATAATATTTTAGGTTGTGTTAATGAATTTACATTTGATGAATTAAAAGTTGCTGACCAAGTTGAATTTTACATAACCAATTCGTGGGCTGTAAAACACCGTAAGGGGGACTGGTCTCACAATCATGCACACACAAATTCAATTTTGTCAGGTGTATTTTACTTTGATGTAAATAATGATTCTGGTAAACTAAATTTTTCAAAAGAAGCAAATCACTTCACTATTTTTCCTATGCACATGGATTTAGGGTTCAAAGAATTTAACATACTAAACTCAAGAATTTGGTCTTTTTTACCAAGAAATAATCAACTTTTTATTTTTCCACCTTGGTTACTACATAACGTAAATGACAATGAGTCAGACAAAGATAGATATTCTCTTGCCTTTAATGTTTATCTAAAAGGTAAGATAGGTACTCAAGAGTTTCAATTGGAAATAAAATGACACAAGCTATCTTACCTTTTCTCACAGCAATCGCCTTATCAGGGATTGCAGCTTACTATTCAGTTATAGGTTTAGCACAGATTTTTCCAGGTTCGTTTTGGCCAATAATTATAATGGGCACAGTATTAGAAATTGCTAAGTTGGTCACCGTTTCTTGGTTGTACAATAACTGGAAAGAA